AAAGCATAGAATTAAAGATAAATAATGAAAAAGATTTATAAATGTACAATATGCCATAAGGTACTTAAAGACAAGCCTATAAGACTAACAAAAGAAGAATATGGTGCAGGAAAGTATAATCAATATTCACCAGTAGCAAATTATGATTTTTGTAAAGAGTGCTATAAGAAGTTTGATAATTGGATCATAAAACATAGGGATAAAAAAGAACTAGAGTATTTACCCTAGTTTTTTTAATGTGGTAATTCATTTATTCTTTTTTCTATTTCTTTTCTAACTTTTTTAATATTGTCTGCCGATGCAGTACCTCTATAAATAGATGGTTTATCAACATTTAATTCTTTACATATAGTAGCTAAAGTAATCTTTTGAAAACTCTTGATAAATTTTAAATCTCTTTCTTTATTTACGTCCATAATAACCTCCTAACAAAATCATTATAGCACCTTTTTAGTGTAATTGGAAGTAAATTAAAGAACATCAGTTTCAAAGATACTGAAATAAATGTTAAAACTAGTAAAACAAGAGATAATAAAAGTAATAAATCCGTACCAGGTCCAGCCTAGCATTTCACCTGTAAAGAATTGAGAAAAGCCTAACATAAACACATCATATATAACTATTGCAGCACTAACTAGCATAACAATTAATTTTAAAACATTCTTCCATTTAATCTTTCTCATATTAACACACCCTTTCCTTTAAATCTTCAAGCCAATCATTTAATACTGACATTTGACTAGCTCCTACTTCTTCTAAAACAACAATTAGATCCTTACTATCTAAATTATTTTTAGCCATATACTTTTCAACTTTCAAAAACTTTTTCATTTGAATACTCATCTTTTCTTCATTAATAATTGATTCTTCATAAGCTAACACTAATTCTTTTAACATATTATTTAACCTCCATATTGTTTGCATAATCTTTAACTTTTAATATTTCTCTTTTTTCGTTCGGGTCTATTTCTAAAATTCTATTTTTATAATATAAATCGCATTCTTTCATCCATTCATCTGTAATAGTGTAATGAACAAGTACAACACCATTTTCAAGTAATTCAATATTTTTAATTTCTTCTAAACCTCTAAAATAAATTTCTGGATTAACACTTAATAAACTATTTAACATTTAATATTCCTTCTTCCTTTACACTCATTCGGTGTAATTATGTTTAAAATTTTTTGAAGTTGTTTCTTTCCTTAACTTCTAACTTTATTTTACACCTTTTTGGTGTAATAGTCAATAGTTTTTGATAAGAAAATTAAAAAAGTTACAAAAATGTTAAGTTGTCGTGCTATGTCGTTATAAAATATGATAAAATGGTATTGTGAAAATATTCACGTAAGAACCTCTTTGTAAAAACACTACTTTAGTTGGTGGTGTTGGGAAAATGTATTATTCACATACTTTCGATATGTTTTTCCAACAGTATTAACTAAATCTTACACACTCCTTTCAAACACTATCATTTAGTTGGTAGTGTCTAGTGATATATAAATAATGTTATTATGGGAATGGAACATGGTGTTTTCTGAATATTCTTTTGTTCTTATTGTAGTCTATAAGAGCAAGTAATAAGTTTTTATATCATTAGACAGTATCAATTAGATACTAATATATTGAGCAGTCCTAATACTGCTTATATGCTTCTTTAGAAATGCCTCAAATGATGAGGGAGTTATTTAATCGCTGATTTTATAACTCGGTATTACAAGGAAAAAGAAATATCTTTTGTAAAGGGTCTATCAAAAATACTACTAATATTAAAAAAGTAAATACTAAGTAAACTAATTTATAGAGCCTTATTTTTCTATTAAGAGATATACTTAATTTTCGTCATTAGGTGTTTCTCTGTTCAACTTGTTAGAACTAGAAATAGTTCTTTTTTTAATGGGTTGTACCTTTTAAAGGTGGGCGACAAGGAAAGACACATATATATATTAATTGGCTAGTCGGTGGAAAAAGCAGTGTCTTTAAAATTAATTATTATTTTATATAAGAGTGTTAGGAGTTTTCTTCTTTCAATTTATTTACACCCAAATAATAAATAAAAAACATTTTTACACTTTTCTAGCACTCTTGTATAAGGTAATAAAGAAAGAGGAAAGAAGTGATTCAGATGGCGAAAGGTAAAAAAACGGATAACGAAACTATCTATAAAGTAATGTTATCTTATATAACTACTCGTAATTATAGTGAGACAGCTAGACAACTTGATATGCCTATTACAACAGTAGAGAAGATAGTTAAAGATAATCAAGATAAAGATGAGTTTGTAAAACTATGTAACGAAAAGAAAGAAGAGTTTGTAGAAAAGGCAGATAAGATTATATATAAAGCTACAGAGTTATTAGAAAGAAGATTAGATACAGCACTAGAGAGTCAAGATGAAATAGAAGATATGATACAAGAAGTATATAATGCTCCTGATGATGAAATAAAAGGCAGCCAAAAGAAAGCATTAGTAAAAAAGCTAACTAGATTACAATTAAATGGGTTAAGTGAAATAACAACAGCTTTAGGAACTATGTACGATAAAAGAGCATTAGCTAAAGGAGAACCTACAAGTAATGAAACTTTAACTATTAATGTTAATGTGAGTGATGATTAGTGAAAGTAGATATTAATATATCAAAGAAAGTATTTAATAAAGGCTTTATACCCTATTTAGACAACGATAAAAGATATTTAGTCTTTTATGGCGGTGCTGGTAGTGGTAAAAGCTTTTTTATTTGTGAAAGATACATATATAAGATGCTTAAAAGTACAAGGTTTAACCTGTTAGTAGTACGTAAGACAGGTAAAAGTAATAGAGACAGTACCTTTGCTTTATTTAAACAAGTAATAAGTAAATGGGGTTTATCAAAGCATTTTAAAGTAAATGAATCAGATCTAAGGATTAAATGTTTACTTAATGGTAATGAAATAGTATTTGCCGGACTAGATGACGTTGAAAAGTTAAAGTCTATAACATTCAGTAAAGGCGAATTAACAGATGTATGGATAGAAGAAGCATCAGAGGTATTAGAAGCCGATTTTAACCAATTAGACGTGCGTTTAAGAGGTAAAGGAACAAAGAAACAGATAGTAATAAGCTTTAACCCTATTGATATAAACCACTGGCTTAAAAAGAGGTTTTTCGATAGGAAAGAAGATAACATAGAAGTATATCATAGCACTTATAAAGACAATGAGTTTTTAGATGATGATTATAAAAGGCTGCTAGAAAGCTATAAAGATACAGATGAATATTACTATAACGTGTATTGCCTGGGTCAATGGGGTGTACTTGGTAAGACCGTATTTGATGCAAGGGCTATACAAGAAAGATTACAGAACCTACCTAAAGTTTTAAAGGTGGGTTATTTTACTTATGATGAAGAACAAGCAAGACTAGGTAAGATGACTAATATAAGATGGGTAAATGATAGGAATGGCTATATAAAGATATATGAACTACCTAATACACCTAAAGTAACTAAGTATTGTATAGGTGGAGATACAGCAGGAGAAGGCAGCGACTATTTTACAGGACACGTACTTGATGTAAGGACAGGTAAACAGGTAGCAGTATTAAGACACGAATTTGATGCCGATTTGTACGCAAAGCAAATGTATTGCCTGGGTATGTACTACTCAAGTAAAGACAATAAAGGACAATTACAAACAGCATTAATAGGAATTGAATCTAACTTTGATAGCTTTCCAATAAGAGAACTACAAAGACTAGGTTATATGAATCAATACGTAAGAGAAGAAGAAGATACATATACAGGTAAACTAACTAAAAGGTTTGGCTTTAGAACTGATAGGAATAGCAGACCACGTATCATAAGCGAATTGATTCAAATAGTAAGAGATAGCACTAATCAGTTAAATGATAAAGATACATTAGAAGAAATGTTAACGTTCGTAAGGAATGAGAAAGGCAGACCAGAAGCACAAGAAGGGGCCCACGATGATTTAGTTATGGGTTTAGCAATAGCATACGATATTAAAGACCAAGTAATGTTTACAGAAGAACCGATAACAGTAGAACAAGCATTTAACTTTAGTATAGAAGCTCCAGATACAGAAGATTGGGGCGAGGAATTAATACCAGTATAGGAGAAATAAAATGAAAAGTGATAAATTTATGCAATATGCAAAAGATATAGTACATAACTATATATGTGAACATTTAGATAAGAGCGATGATATGCCAGAATTTGAAGTATTTATTGTATGGTATTGTTATGAATTAGGTCATAATAAAGCATTAGTAAGTTCAACATTGTTTGATGGTATGTATTATGAAGTAACATATAATTCTAACAAAAATGAAGTATATTTAGATGCTTATAAAAAGTTTGAAAATAAATGTA